AGAATTAACAACCAATGGTCGCAGAATCAAGCGTTGGTCTTTACCTGATGAACGTGAATCCTCTTTATACAAAGCTTCACACATAAATCATCCATCAGGCAAATGGACTCGTTTATGTTCTGAAAATTATACTTGGTTGTATAATTTATTTTGTGCATTGTGTGATGAATATACTTATCGATATGGTAAAATCCACATGACTGACCAAAAACTCCGTCATTTATTGGCGCAAGTACCTAATAATATTAATAAAACAAAACCTTTTGAAACTCCTTGGCGTGCTATGCCAGACGAAGTGAAAATTGGCGATGACTGCCTACGCTCTTATCGTAATTACTATATACTGAATAAGGCCTCATTCGCTAAGTGGACCAAACGAGAAATTCCTCTTTGGTTTAAACAAGGACTAAATATTAATAATGCCAACATATGATTTTATAGACACCAAAACTGGTGAAGAATTTGAACGTTTTATGAGTTGGTCTGCTCGTGAAGAATTTCTTAAAGAAAATCCTAACTTGCAAACAAAAGTTTCAGCACCAAACATTGTTTCTGGTGTATCCGGAACGCCATCAAGTCGTGTGCCTGACGGTTTTAAAGAAGTGCTTTCAAAGGTAGCTGAAGCACATCCAACAAGCCAAACAGGTCAGAGATATGGTAAAAAATCAATCAAAGAGGTACAAACTGAACAGATTGTGAAAAAACACGTACAGAAAATTACTGGCGTGAAAATTTAATTCGTTATGGTAAATTGTTTAACTAACCAGAAAGACATCCACAAGCGTGGACGTACTTCTTCATCTTCCATAAACGGAGAAAAAATGGCGACAAACAAGAAGAAACCAGCACCACTCGGCGCTTCTGAAGAACAAAATACAAATGTATCTCAACAAGTATCACAGAGATTAAAAATTCGTATTGACGACCTAAAAACATTTCAACCATTAACCGATAACCAAAAGATTTTCTTTGATGCATATAAACGTGGAGATTATTTCGTAGCCTTGCATGGTGTTGCTGGTACAGGTAAAACCTTTTGTGCTTTATATAAAGCTTTGGAAGAAATTTTAGATAAAAATAATCCGTTTGAAAAGGTTATCATTGTTCGTTCAGCTGTACAATCCCGAGAAATGGGCCATTTGCCTGGTGATGTGAATGAAAAGATGGAGATTTATCAGCAACCATATGTTCAGATTTGTGACACTTTGTTTGGTCGTAGAGATGCCTATCAACGATTAACCGAACAACATCATATTGAATTTATAAGTACTTCATTCATCCGTGGTATGTCGTTTGATGACGCTATTATTATTGTTGATGAAATGCAAAACTTGACCTTTGAAGAAATTGATACTGTTATGACCCGTGTTGGTTACAGGTCAAAGATTATTTGGTGTGGTGATTATCGACAAACCGATTTGAATAAACGAAAAAATGATATGAGCGGTATTTTAAGATTTTTTGATATCGCTAATCATATGACAGCTTTTACGAGGATCGAATTTACACCGGATGATATTGTACGATCTTCTCTTGTAAAAGAATATATTCTTGCTAAACTAAACTATGAAGATAATGCTGTTTAATAGGAAATATTTTGCGTACCTTTGATATTATTAAACTAGAATCTCTAGATTTTGATTTGAATGCTGTAACAACACCAAATGGAAGGACATACGAAACACCATCCGGTGAAAAGTATCCTTCCATTACAACGGTCTTATCTTCATATAATAAGAAAGCCTTATTTGAATGGCGCCAGCGAGTAGGTGAAGAAGAAGCAAATCGCATTGCTTCTAAAGCTTCACGCCGTGGAACCAAGTTGCATACTGTTTGTGAAAACTATTTGTTAGGTGAATTGTCTAGTATGAAAATGCAAACAATGATGCCAGATACAAAAGAATTGTTTATGCAACTACGACCATACATTGATGAAAATGTTGGTAAAGTCTACGGTCTTGAACAGGCTCTATACTCACATAGGTTACGCCTTGCAGGCCGTTGTGACTGCATCGCAGAATGGAACGGAGAACTTTCTATTGTTGATTATAAATCCGCTTCAAGAGATAAAAGTGAGGATGGTATTTTAAATTACTTTATGCAATGTACTGCTTATGCGGAAATGTTTGAAGAGATTACAGGTATGCCAATTAACCAAATCGTGGTTGCTATTGCGGTTGATGGTGGGCAACCACAAATCTTTAAAAAGAATAAATCGGCATACATAGAACCACTAAACGATTATATTGGCAAATATTGGAATAAAACTTGACAAAACCAAGAATCAATAGTATAATGTATGTTAGTTAAAGAATTGTTGTAATCCCTTCAAAGCGAAGGACTTCTGGACGTGGGTTCGACTCCCACCACCTCCACCAAAATAAACTTTTATGAAATATATTTTTTTATTAGTCGTTATGTTCGGAATGAGTTTACTGCTAATACCAATGATTGGTATTATACTTGGTCTGATAATGAGTTTATTTTAATGGGGGTGTCATGGTTTCGACAGGGGTAGATAGTAGAGACGGCAACACGGGAATGTGAAACCCGTAGGATTGAGGAAACTCGGTCGTAGAAGCAAAACAAAAATAAATGCAAATGACGAAAGTTACCGCATTGCTGCCTGATAAAGGCATCTAGGGTTTCGGTTGGTTTCCTCGTAACAGAATTTTTATTTGGAGATATTATGTTTAAAAAACTTATTGTTGTTTCTGCTTTAGCTGTTACTTTCAACGCTTTCGCTGTTGAAGTTGGTGTTGTTGGCGGTGTTATTACCGGATCGAATGATGGTGGCCTTGCAGGAGTCACCATTGGCCAAAAATTCAACAAGTTCGGATTGACGGCTGGATACTCTCAAGCATGGTTAAATGCTGGTGATCAAAACCGTTACACTCTGGTCGCATCTTATGACTTGTATAAAGGGGACAAATTTATTGTTGCTCCAAAAATTGGTTATGCTTATTTGAATCAGACAAAAAATTCTAGTTCAGCTGGTCTCGTAGGTGTCGGCGTGGAAATTCCTTTGAATAAGAATTTCGCTCTAACTGCCGATTACGCATATCAATTTGCTGAAAATAGTAATCTCAACACCAATGTTATCACTGGTGGAATTAAATATAAATTCTGATGATTAAGTACATTTGTATTGTTCTTTTGAGTGTTTCCTTTTATGGTTGCACCAATCAAAAAACTAATGAGGACGTTGTGGACAGGAAAAAGTCTGCCAATCCTGTTCACATCATTTACTAGTATGAATGGTTGGTGTAAGTTTCACCAACTACTTCTAAAGGAAAAAAATGCGTGTTTATATAAACCGTTACAAAGATCATTGGATTAGTCCATATACTATTCTTGATTATATCTTTTTCTGGACTGATTGGAGCAAATGCAGCCGGAATAAAAGTTTAAAAAATGCAATTGGTGAGCTTGACGGCAGCTATAAATTTATCGAACATCCTGAATGGGCTGATAAATGGTCAGATAGACTTACACCAATCAGTCAAGCTATTCAATGGGTCTGGGATAAAGTAGACCGCAAAATTGATTATGTAAAAATTGATAAGTGGGATACTTGGTCAATGGATCACACACTTGCACATATCGTTTTACCTATGCTAAAACAATTGCAAGCAACAAAACATGGCGCACCGTTTGTTGATGATGAGGATGTTCCTGAAGGTGTTGGTCTCCGTAGTACAGAAGCTAATCCAAAAGAAAATGAATGGGACACCGATGACAATCACTTCAAACGATGGGACTATGTTCTCGATGAAATGATTTTTGCTTTCGAATGTAAGGTTGACGACTCTTGGCAAGATGAGTTTAGTTCAGGAGAACACGACATTGTTTGGATTCCGGTTGATAAAGACGGTAATAAAGTTCCAAAAGGTGAACACAAATTTTATCGAATGGAAGATGGGCCTAAGAATACCTACGAATATGATTATGAAGGTATGAAAGTTGTTGAAACTCGTATTGCAAATGGATTCCGTCTTTTTGGTAAATATTATCAAGCGCTTTGGGATTGAAGTTTCCAAGCATAAATAAAACACCAACAACAGTTGGTAACACACGCACAACACAGGAGAAGTATATGTCTAATATGACACCGTTCGAAATTCGCCTCGAACTTTTAAAAATGGCGAAAGATATGCTTGAGTCTGATTATTTCGGTAAAAGAGAAGTAATCTCAAACGACTGGGCTACAAAGGTGGAAGTGGCAAAACACGCCGGGCAAACTCCACCTGAACATCCGGGCTATCCAGCCTATCCCTCAGAATCCGAAATAATTATCAAGGCACAGACCTTGAATGGATTCGTTTCACAGACCCCAACTATAGTAGAAAAGACTAGCAAAAAGTCCACCTGATACGGGATCGGGCCACACCATTTTTGGTTGTGGCCTTTAACTAATTAAGGAGAAAATATGCGAAAGTATCTTTCGTTTATAACAATCATCACTTGTTTGATGATATCTTTAACAACAGTTGCTACTGCAAATCAAATAGATTATTCTGTACCAACAAACGTTAAGTTTCAAGCATTAACAAAGCCCACTCAACGGGAAATTACCTGTTTGACCGAAAACATTTATTTTGAAGCTGGTGCCGAAGGTAGAAAAGGACAAATTGCGGTTGCCTTGGTAACAATGAACCGCCTTGCTGCTGGTTACTATGGTGAAGATGTTTGTGGTGTTGTCCACCAAAGAACAAAGAATTCTTGCCAGTTTTCATGGGTCTGCACCAAAAATATTGCCAATAAACGCTTGACAATAAAGAGCACTTCAATGTATAATGATATTAAAGAAGTAGCGATGTTTGTATTTTTTAATTATGGAAACATGCAAGACATTACTAAAGGAGCAACTTACTATCATGCAGATTATGTAAATCCTGGATGGAATTTACCTAGAACGATTAAAATTGGTGCTCATATTTTTTATGCCCACTACAGAGATTTAAAACAACTTGTGAAAGGATAATATTATGTCAGTACAACAAATTGCTGTTAATCAGCTCTCAAATCCAGCAGACCGTGAAAAACTATTAAAAGTTATTCGGGAATGTTCAGATTCTATGACTCGTGCCGAAGCAGAAAAAGATTACATCAGAGAATCTATTTCTGAAATTAGCAAAGTTCTACAATTACCAAAACGACTTGTTGCTCGTATGGTCAAAGTTTATCATAAACAAAATTATGATGAAGAAGTGGCCGTGCATGAACAATTTGAAACCCTTTATGAGACGGTGGTGAAATAATGCCTAAATTCACACTTATTTCCGAACATGATGATTACAGTCGATCAACACTCGAATTTGAAGCAGATTCATTATCGGTGGTTTTAGAGAATTTTGATAGGTTTCTTAGAGGAACAGGATTTTTTTATGATGGCGTAT